GATCTTTTAGGGGTATCCCCGTTTTTTTTATTTTCTAAAATTTTAAATTTTTTTTTTGAAATTTTAAAATTTTTATTTTTCCCTCTACCTAGTATTGAAATTTAAATTACTCTATAATATATACTAACCTAGCCTGATTCGTTTTAGGGGTATCCTCAGGTTCCATTAACGCTGTTTTTTAAAGTTGTCAGCTCGCGCAACTAAATATGTATATCCGTGATATTAATATATCCCGTTTTATGAAATGTTAATCCTCCATCTGTGATTGTAAATAATGCATAATTTCCTTTTGTAAGTACTGTCGAATGTCTTGCCGGTGTATAGTTACCTTCTGCTTTAACTATATTTTCTAAAACTATCATAAGATGGTTTCCTCCGTTTATCATTGGTGATAAATAGCCTATGCTTGCAAAATAAAGTATATTGGTATTAAAATTGTTTTCTACATGTGTTTCGTCTGCATAGGTAGTGTATGTCCATTTGTCATTATCGTAAGAGATTGTGGTTCCACTTTCGTAATTATAGGCAGTACCGGTGATGTAAACATCAGGTGTGGTATTTTCTGATATAAATACAATATTATTATTATTTGGATTAGGGGTAATATTATTATTAATACTAGTTAATGTTTGATATATTTTATCCAGTGAGTCAACGATTAGATCTAAAGATTTAAATACTTTACCGTTTTCCACAGCGTCTGTTCTTATATATCCTGTGGGCTGAGACATTTTATTTATTTGTTTAAATTTTAATATATTGAGCTTGATAGTTATCTGTTAAAATTTCGGGTTGACCATTTCCAATAATTCTTTCCTGTCCTTTCAAAAGTGCTGCAAATCTTGCTCCGGTTATTTGGCTTTGCTGAAGATATTTTCTAACCGTTTCATAGTCCCCTTTAGTATCAAAAGATATCGAATACATTTCTCTTTTCGCTTCATCTAAATATTGAATGCCTCCTCTAGGTTTAAAGTGAGTCGCTGTCTGGAAATCCATATAGAATTTTGGGAACTCCATTTTCCTGAATTTGATATATAAGTAACTTAATTTATTATTATAAAATTTCTTAATCTTCTCAGCTGTATTTATTAAATTCATAGTTCCAATTTTTAAGGGCTCTCCGAGCTGTGAGATTGCTCCGAATCTGCTAGTAAGATTTTTCCAATCGTCGATGCTATATCCTCTATCCAATCTGACGTTGTCCTTTGTTGATATACTTGGACCGGTTGTTGTTCTATTAAAACTTTCATCGGGTCGTTCTGATCCTGTGTCACAAGCAGTGGTTCGTAATTGTTTTCCTGGTTCAATACATTTTTCACACTCACAGTCGGTTGGTTGTTTACGTCCACAAGCAACGGTTGCGTTTCTTCTTGTTCGTTCACTTCGTTCTTTACTTGTATCGGTTGATTCTGAACGTTTATTTCCAATGGTATTTCTCCGCCTTCGTCGTCTACGTTGTTTGTTATTGGGACTGCTCTCGCTGTTATTCTTTGTGCTACTTGCCTCGCTATGTCCCAGATCGTCTGATTGTCTGATGGTACTACATTGTTCACGACTTGAGTCATGACTGGTAATCTTTGTTGATACATCAGCGCGATCGTCCTCCATGTGTTTTGAGTCGTATCCCATTGATAGTTCGTCCCCATTTGTGTAGTTTGGTATGTCGGTGTTGCTGTTGCTGTTTTCTCCGTGAAATAATATGCTACTGCGTCTAGGATTTTCACTGATGGTACTGTTAAGTCCTCTGAGCCAGTCAAGTTCGCAAGATCGAAGATATTTGTAGTTGTAGCAGTTGCTACTCCTAATCTTGTTGAATATTTCGTCAATATCAATCCGTTTATTACTGGTGTCGATATTCCGGTCAACCAAACTTCTTTCTGTATTGTTATCGAATTTGCGAAAGAGCTTGTAGTAGGGGGAGGTACTGGCGATGACACCGCTATTGTTAACATCAGGTACACATCTCCATAATTTGTTATAGCAGTATCCGCCGATGTTGGTTTGATTATTATTCTGCATGCATCCTGGTAGGTTGTTCCTCCATTCGCTCCGGTAGGGTATGAATTGAATTGGGTTTGTGGCAGCACGGCTTTGTAATTTCTGCTTTGCGTACTGAACCAAGATGTTCCTTTCGCAGATGTCATCGTTCTCTTTACCACAGTATCGTCCGCTGGTATTCCTTCTTGTGAATCTGAGGTCATCCAAGTATTTATAATCGCCTGTCCTTGGGTTTGATTTACTAAAGGTTGATACATAACCGTTGCGGACAAGGGCCTGTATTGATTGTATGTCAATGCATTTGTTACTAGTTTCTCTCCTGCGAATTGTTGATTGTTTGGTCCCACTGATATTGCGAGTCCAGCAGCTGTTAACGGTCCGACATACATTCTTCCACTTATAATCGTTTCTCCTCTCCTTGGTTGATTGAATGATCCTTTCAATGACTGTTTTCTCTTGGGCGCTGGCTTCGGTCTTCTTTGGTTGTATGTACGTTTCGCCCCCCCTCCTCTCATACTTATTGATCTGTTTCGGTTTTGAAATCTTCCAGACATTTTCTTTCACTGTATCTTTACATTTATTAAACAAATCTATCCAATTTTTATGGGATCTTCCGCCTGTATATTTTTGATCTCCAGAGTAATAAGATTTTAGAAATTCTTGCTCTATATCTTTGATTGATCTAGTTTTATCAATTTCTACCTTAACTATAGTTGTTAAATATCTTTCTTTCATGCAGTAGAAATTATCTTCATAAGTATCGACTGTAGGTCCTAGTAAGCAGTTTGTGACATTATAGTAATGCATCCCCTTCAATGCTACTACTGGTATCTCATAGGGGTTTTCACAATAAAGAGTTGCTTGTCCGTTTGTAGTGAGATGTATAATAGACGCCGGCAGCCCAATCCTATATAGTAACGTTAACGCTCCGTGTAGTGGTACCCACGCTTCACCCGCATACTCTCTAAACATTTTAATATATTCTTCAGCGGATTTTTCTCTGAAGTCCGGATCGTGTGCTTGATCAGGTGCGAATTTTTCTAGAACCGGATTACTTGGTATTCTCTTTACGTTATGGATTAACACTCTATCGAAACAATCGTAACCATTTGAGCCCAAATCTTCGAGATCGAAACCAATTCTCTTCTTCTCTATTAAAACTTTCGTAAGTGCAATATCTATAATGGGTCTATCCATTAAGATATAATATTTTTGGAATTGGATAGGTTTTAATTCAGAGATAGTCTTAATCCATGCTAATATTAGTTCAGCAGCTTCTAAGGTTATCGAGTAATATTTTGATGCAGCTTCCAATGCTGCTACTCTTTTTCCTCCATTATTTATCATAGATATCCTATCTTTAATTGATGTTTGGAATTCAACGAATGGTTGTGTCGCTATTTGAACATATATTGATATCCTTTTTCCGGTCGCATGCGCTATCCTTTTAAAAATTCCTCTCCTTATTTCTTTGATTTTTTTTGTTAGTCGAATTTTAACGTTCTGATCTTGGTGGTTTGCTATTGCATCTCTAAGTGCCCAGTAATTTACTTCTCCGTCGTCGTAGATGCAGTCGATATAAGTTCTAGTGTCATCTTTTGAGAATGTTAGTACGCTTTTATTCTTCGGCGGTTCGCCAGCAAGCACATGTACGACTTTATTTTCTGGGATATGGTACTCTCCGTCACTAATTGGAGTTGATTTAATTTTCATCGCCATCCTGACTATGTCGGGTACTGCACCTTGTGGCGTTATGAAATAGTTTATAAATTGGGGTACATTTCCCATTTCTGCTTTTACTTTGGTATCATGATTTACGGCCCAGTTTTTAAAGAATGCGTCATCGAGTTCTATGCTTTCGGCTGCGATAAATGTGTCATCCCCTTTGAACATGGCTAATATTAATCTGGTTATTTTAAACATCCTCGCCACTATTGCAGCATTCACTATCGTATTACCGTCCAAAGTATCCGGCGCTCCAGAATGTTTCTTGCCCTCGTTGTCGACTGATGCCAAGTCTCTAGCTGATAGTTTCCAGTTCTTCCTTATGAAGAACAGGAAGTCTATTGCGATTTGTGGTACATCGAATAATTCCATCATTTTCCTTTCAAAGAGCATAGTTGTTTCGTCTTGCCCAGCGTCGCATGCTTCTAGGTCACTTTCGCATATACTTATATGTTCGAAATCAGTTATTAATGCCTCCGCCAACCCGTCGGCATCTTTGAGCCCATTAACGAATTTTACTTCGGGCTTCAATGATCTTTTAAGTTTATCATAATAGGTCCTTAGGGTTGCTGACAATATCGCATTGTAAGTTTTGGACCAAGCTGATACGCCTTGTCCTGCCTTCAATTTCATTTCACCAGTTTGTCCGGGATCTTCCAATCCGATTTTTGACTCCGATTTAGCTTTATGCTGTTGTTTCAAAAAGAAATCAATAAGCATTTGATTTTTATCGTCAGGATCATAACTTTGTACGCGCGCATCTGTTCCTTTTGCGTTCATTTTAAACATGGTTTCGAAATGTTCTATGGAGTAATTCTCAACCGTTTCCTCATTTTTAACGCTTTCCAATCTTTCTATATCTATATATTTTTCTATGAAATGCTTCTTTAATTGATTTGCTTCTAATTCTTGATGTTCCACATCTGCTAATCTAGTCATTTTAGCATATCTATCTATCATAGTTTTGATTGTATATTTCTTCTGTTTAATATATGTGGTATGTTCAAACATCTTACCCATCATCCTGTGTTTTCTTATCATCTCGGTATCCCCTTCCACAGGTTTCATTGACTTGTCTTCTAATATCATCATGGGTGCGTAAGGTTTATCCATATCATCATCATTTAGCGTTTCATAATCATCATGACCTATTGTTACCGTTTGTAATACGTCGTCAATAACATCAGGCGTTAGTATTCTTGGTTCAGTTACTTCCTCTTTTTCTACCCCTTCTAAATATAATGCCTGATCGTTTATTCTATCAGTATCCACTGGACCGGGTAATTCAAAGTTATCGAGGTTATTTAAATATTGATGTGAAAAGACTACATGTCTAACCCCTTTGTCATTTGTGACGTCGTGTATATGTAATTCATTGGTGTGTCTCGTAATTGCAACTATCATGTGCATGTCCTTTTGATGAATAAGTGCTGCTGCATCGTCGGTCACGATCAGGTTTACTATTGGGAAGGTTGATCCTTGAGCTTGATGTACCGTGATTGATCTTGGCCATAGAGTTGCTGCGTATTGAGTAAACACAATATCTTGGGCTCCATGCTTATAAGAGTTCAAATGAATCGAATTCTTTACGTTAGATTTGGTTTTAATCTGATACCCAAAAGTGTGGTTTAATATCTTTGTTATATCTTTCGGACATCTATAAGTTGTATCTAATTCCTCATGTTTGAATTGATTTAAATATTCGATATTACTATCATTCTCTCTATACATCATTTTAAAGTCAATGAACCCTATTTGTTTAGGATCACCTAGATAGTGTACTTTGTCGCAGAATAATGTAGGTATTGCTCTAAGGTACGATGCTGGTAGTGTGTATGCTTCATCTATAATTAGGTTTTCTTTGAAGAACATGTTGTGTAGCGACCAGGGTGTATGTACGTTCTTAAAACCTACTTTAATATAATCTGCTTTAAGTTTATTAGTAGGTACTATAATGTTAGTATTCTCATCATCATAATTATTTCTGACATACGTTGTTTTACCGCATCCAGGTGGTCCAGTCGTCAATATTCTGGAGATAACTCTTGGAGCTGTTGCCTCTGATAAGTAGTCAGCACATCTATAACTGTGCTCTTTATAGGTCCCCTCTGTCTCCCTTAATGAAACTATTATCTCATGCATATCTTCTCTAAATTGTTGAAAATTAAGAGTTTCCATTGTCGCTCCTGTTCCTTGTTTATCCCCTTTATTGTAGGTACATGATGTTATTTCTTTGAACTCTATAAAATCTATACTTAAAGGTTTCTTAGGGTCAAAAACTTTTAATTCTTCCAACTCGGTATATATAACTGAACAAGATTTTCCAATTTTATAAGCTGAATACGCTGTGATTGCAATATTTCCTATTAATCTAATAATTTGTAGATATCCTCTTATTAGTCTTCTTGTCATCCATGCTGGTAGTTGGAAAACGTTACTATAGTTCCATTGATTTTCGGCTGGGCAAATACCTTCAAAGAAACCTTTGACGCTTATTGCCTTATTCGTGACCTTAATTATTGGTTCGGCTATCGGTCTTATCATCCCATTTTTAACATATATATCTTCTATGTCTATACATTGTGTTTTAGAAAATCCTTTATATAATTCTTTAAAGAAGCCTCTAATATTAATATGTTTTATTGTTTTTTGTGTAGTTTTATTAATTATATAATTGAGTAAATATAACGATATTCCTGCTATAGTACCACATACTATGATTTTTCCAGCCCTTTTTAAATAATATTTAGTTTTAGTAGTTTGATATTGTGACCAATATGTGCTATTTTCATCTTCAAATGTAGGGTCTTCCATTAAATTATTGACTAATTTTTTAATTTCGTTAGTTACATGTGTTATAGTTACTGTTTTAAGAGACCTTTTGACCAATGCTATTATCGTGATTCTGGTTACAACTTCTGTGCCGATGTGTGGGTCTATTTTCCAGGGTTGATTTCTTACAGTATTGCCTATTCTAATTTGTGTTATCATCGCTCTGGCATAGGTTTCTACTGTTCTTAGATTTAATTGGGATTGATCTAAAGCCATTATATAATTGAATAGTTTAAAAGCTTGTCTTTTATCTACTATTATATCTTCTTTCGGATCGTATATATTTCTTTGTATTATTTTTAGTACGTTGGGTACTCTAATCAATGAATTTTTAAAAGGGTATAAGGTTCTATGTATTTTTGCCTTCATATGAATCCTAGTGAACGTCATTGTTGCTTGCATTCCTTCGAATTTTACTCTTTCTATTAATATATTAAATTTTTCTCCCTGTATTATATCCATTGTCGCGTATTTCTTCCAATTTTCCGCGTCATGTATGTACCCTATTGATGCGTCGTTTTTAAAGCTAAAATATGCTTCTTTTCCTTTTATCTCGAAATTATAAAAATCATGCATTCCTATATTTAGGTCTATTAATTCAGGTGGTAAATGCATAATTACAGTCGCGGTTATCGTATCGTGTTGATCAAATATCTTAATCCATTCTTGTATCGGTATGTCATAAGATGAATGTACTGATAAAATATGGCTTGCTTTTATCTTACATTTAACGGCACCGGTGAAACAGAATTTCCTGTTCCTGTTGCACTTTTCCGGATTGTCGTATGCCCATTTATAATCTTCATCTAATCCAGATTCTAAGTGTGCCTGTAGGTATTTGAGGTGTTGTACGTGTCTTGCCTCATCCCTACCATCTAGATTAGTGTAACAGTTGTGTTTATTTTTCTTTATATCCCATTTCTTAACTTCGGGTCCTATTTCTAATGTATTCGGTCCTCTTTGGGATTGTACTGAATGATTCGCCTCATTCGCAAGGGCTTTGTATATCGCGTGTTCCGATTTTACAAGCCCAGTAGACACAACTTTCCTTGGAGCAAAAAACTCTTCAAGTGTGTTTTTATCTTCTTCACATAAGATTATATCGGTTTTAACCGCGTTATGTATTAGGTTGTCCTCCAACAGCCTTGTCGCTTTATGCGCAGCAGACTCCATAGTTCTGC